ATATCCACGGCCTGAGGCATAACTTTGCTAAGATTTATATTAAGAATGGTGGTTCTCACTTGAAACTCCAAAAGCTATTAGGCCACCAGAATGGAGAAATGACCCGCCATTATGTCAAGTTATTTACTGAGGACTTGAAGGATGATTTTGAGACTTATTCCCCTCTGGATACTATTAAGAAGGGTTATAAGAGAACCAATAGAATCAAGAGATTATGATTTTAAAGAGGCTCCTTTGAGGGGCCTCTTTTTGATTTTTCAAAAAATTTTTTGTATAATATAAGAGAAGAGTGGGAATTACCATCCACTTATATTTAGTTTTTGTAGGTTATATAGAAAGACCCCCAACCAGTTCTTTATCCTTTCTACTGGTTGGGGGTTATTTCTGTTTCTGGGGTTCCAGGAGCCTCTCAGAGAGGAGTTCTGGGTTTGGAGGTATCTGGATATACCTCAGCTAAAAAGTCCTCTCAGAGCCTTCCAGGGGCCTCTTACTTTTTTCTCTGGGCTCTCTTCTGTCTCATAGTCAGAGGCTGGGCCTTTGCCTGGGGTTTGACCTCTGGCATAAACTTAGTAATGAACTCATCCTTAACTTGGAGGAAAGAGATGGGGCGGGTTTTCTTGGTAGGCTGTTGGGTTTTATCATACTTACGGCCCTTGGTGCCATCCTTCTTGGTGTATTCAATGTAAGGATAGACATCAACAATAACATCCTCTAAAACCTTAGAGTCAAGCCACTCAGACTGGCCGTGGGTATCACACCAGTTTTCAATAAAGGGAAAGTCAATCTTCTTGTAGTCAATCATAGTTAATTCTCCTTTTTTTATATAGTTTTTGTGGGACAATGCTACTTTTATTATAGGAAGATAATGGAAAATGTCAAGAGGGTAATGGAGGAAGAAGAGTGAAAAAAACTTTTCAGTTTTAGGAATCTTTTGGGCGAACCCTTAAAATTGATTAGAAAGAAATTTTAAGTATATACGGAAGGGTTGAAAAAGTTAGAGTTATTAGCTTTATAAACTACTTCTATGTGAAGCCATTGAATATATGTTATTTTCTCCTTTTTTCTTATGGGGGTTGGGAAACTGGCCCCCTCTCCTTTTAAAGGGAAAAATGTGGGACAAAGGCTTTTAAGAGAATACAAAGAACTTTCATATACAGTAGGAGGTAAAGAATGAAAGAGAACAAAACAGTTTAGGTTAAGTTCAGATTAACCCAGAGCCAGAAGGAACAATTAGAAAAGTATTGTGTTGCTAACGGCCTGAATATTAGCCAGGTTATGAGACTGGCACTTGATGAATTAATTAATAAAAAGTTTTAATGGAGGTTTTCAAAATGACAAAAGAAAAAATTATTTACTCAAAGTGGTTGGCCTATGAGTTAAGAAAATAGGGTTTTAGAATTATTAGAACAGAGATAAACCGCAACCATCCCAATTTAGATTGTTGGGTATTTGAGGATAACACTGATTTATAGATTGCTATTGGATATTTAACAACCAATAGAAAGAGAAACTAATGGAGGTAGAGACGAAATGACAAATTTATTTTTGAAGGTTAATAAAGACCTTTTTAAACTGGGATTAAACCCAACTGAGATTTTACTAATTGCTTAGATAATGGAGTTTAACACTAACACTGGTGATTTCTTTATGAGTGATAAAATGTTAGCTGAGAACTTTGGTGTTAGTGATAAAACAATATCCAGAACTATGACCCAGTTAGAGAATAAAGGTTTCATTAAGAGAGAAACCAGAAATGTTAAGGGCGGTAAAGTGAGACACATTAAAGTGTGCCAGGAGAACATTGAAAAGGCCCTAACAAAGGACAATTTGTCTGTTGATAAAGAAGAACAACGGACAAAATGTCTGTTGTCAAAGGACAATTTGTCTGTTGATAACGGACAAAATGACTTAATAAAAGATAATTTAATAGATAATGAAAAAGATAATATAGGAGTTGATAGAGAATTGCTCGCTCCGCTCGCTAATTCTCAATCAACTCTTGAACCAACCAGAGCCAATAGAGAACTAACAAAGGCAGAAATGGTTGCTAAGTTTAAAAAAGAGATGGGATTCTAAGGGGGAATAATAATGAAAATGACAAAAGAACAATAGGATTCAGTTTATAATGAGTTCCTAAAAGATTAGTATAAAGTAGAGAAATACCAAAAGCCAGGTATTTACTGTATTAAGATAAATGATAAGTTAGTTTATATTGGTAAGTCAAAGAATATGTTATACAGACTCGCGGGACATTGTTGGGAGATTAAACACGGCCAATATAACAAATCCCATAAATACAGAGTTCTTTGGGAGGCTCTTAATAGAGAAGATGTAAAGATTGACTTTGATATAATGATTACTTGTGATGAGGATGAGTTGGATATGTATGAGGGCCAGTTTATTAGGAACCTGGTTCCCGCACTCAACTATTAGATTCCTAAGACTACTGGAAAAGGCTACACTACAAACCCCCTGGCCCAGACTATTAGCCTTGAATAGATACTTAACCCAGAAGGACAATACTTTAACTTTTAATAGAATAGACAAAAGCAACAAAAGACTTTTCTTAACTTTGGTTATTCTGTCAATAGACATTACAACTGATTAGTAGTAAAATAGTCCTATCAATAAATAACAAAGGAGACTTTATTATGATTACCCAGAAGATGACTATTGAAAAGGAAGAGTTCCCTTCCAGTTGTAATAACTGTAATTCTCAGAACTTTGAGTCCTCTTATGTTAAAGAGACTAAGGCCATTTATGCTTTAAGAATTGGTTGTATGAAGAACTGCCTCTGTGAGGATTGCTTAAAGCAGTTGGGCCTTATGATTGCGGAAATTGAGGTTTAATTATGTTTGGAATTGAGAAGAAACTGGATAAGAGAGTAGCCCAGGAGGTTATAACAGAGAGGATTCTTTTCTGTCAAACCGCCATTGACTTTGGAGAGGCTCTTGGATGTATCAGACTTGCCAGGGAACTTGACCTGATTACAGAAGAGGAAAAAAACAAGTTCAAATCTGAGGCCGAGAACAAGCACTATTCTTTCCTGAGAGAGAAGGAGGCCCAGAGAAAAGCCAACGCCCAAGCCTACAAAGAAGAGGTTGCTAAAAGAAAAAAAGAATTAGGACTAAAATGAGGGGTTTAAATACCTCTCATTTTTTTGAAAAATTTTAACCAATTTTGTGTAATCATTGTCCCCCAAAAGCTACATATATATGAGGGGACAACCCTAAAACTAATTTATTATGGAGGTAATAACAATGGAAATTTATACACCAATGGAGAAGGTTCTGATTGAGGGAGTTCAAACCCTAACCACTAAGGAAACAGTGGAGTCCGCAATTTAGACAAAGAAAGATTTTACAAAGGCTCTGGAACTTGATTTACTACTTTTGGAGATGGAGGCCCAGGCTGATATGTATGAAGGTAAAAAAATGGAGGAGTGGATTTTATGACTTTATTAGAAATTATTTTAGCAGTTATTTTATTGCCCCTGGCCCTGGTTGCTGGGTTATTTATTGTTTGCTTTACTTTTGGTTGTATTAAGGCAGTATTTAATTACTTTTATAAGAAATTGTTAAAGTTTAATGAATAGAAATAATAGATTTTTGACATTGAAAAAAATATTTTGTAAAATGTAAGAGAAACTTAATAGTTAAGGGAGATGGCAAATTATAAGCCACCTCCCTTTTTTTATACCCTTTTAACCCAAAATGTTAAAGAGATTTATAGAAACTTTCACATAATAGTGAGGAGGTGTTTAGATTGGCACTTAAAACAAAGGAAAAAGAATTATTAGAGTTGATGTTGGCTTATCCAATGCTCCCAGATACAAAACTGGCTGAGATGATGGGTATTAACAATAAGACAGTTGGTGTATGGAGAAAAAAGCCAGAGTTCCAGGAAGAGTTGAAGAAGAGACTACAAGAACAATGGAAAGATGCGGAAAGATTAGCCCAAAAGAAAATGATTGAGTTGGCTAATGAGGGATGTTTCCAGGCTAATAAATACATTCTTGATTCTCTTGGATATGCTCCTACAACAAAGATTGAGGCTGACATAAACACTGATGTAATTATTAATATTGAAGGAGAGGATTTAAGTGAGTAATTCAAGTTTAGTGAGTTATACAAAGATTTCCCCTAACAAGTCAAAGAGAACTGGAAAGATTACAAAGATAACTATTCATCATATGGCCGTTGTTAATGGTTCATTGAGTGGAATGGGAGACTGGTTTAGTAAGTCCTCAACCCAGGCCTCTTCTAACTATGGTATTGACTCAAAGGGAAATATTGCTCTCTATGTTCCAGAAGATTATAGAGCCTGGACCAGTTCTAATAGTGAGAATGATAACCAGGCCATTACTATTGAGGTTGCTAATTGTAAGGGAGAACCTAATTGGGAGGTATCAACCCAGGCCTATGAGGCTCTGATTAAGTTATGTGTAGATATTTGTCAGAGAAACAACATTACAGAAATTAATTACACTGGGGATAAGAAAGGTAATTTAACCAGACATAATATGTTCGCTAATACTAAATGTCCTGGACCCTACCTACAATCAAAGTTCCCAGATATAGCTAAGAGAATTAATGAAGGACTAAAACCCCAGAAACATTATAGAGTCCAGGTTGGCTATTTTTCAGTAAAAGAGAACGCTGAAAGACTGGCTAAGGAATTAAAGAGTAAGGGTTATGATGTCCTAATTAAAGAAGAATAATGGCTATAAAACTTAACATAGGTAAGAATTATTTTTTACCTTGTTATAGACCTTATGTGTTTGATTACTCCCAGAGATATAACATTTACTATGGAGGCCGTGGCTCTGGAAAGACTCAGTTCCTCCTGGATAAATTGGTTCTTAAAGGACTAAAAGAAAAGAGAACAATTCTTTTAATGAGAAAGGTTTATAGAAAGTGTAAAGACTCTGTATGGACCGAATTAAAGAGTTGTTTAGATAGACTGAATGTAAGAAAGTATTTTGATTTATATGAGGGTGAATATAGGGCAGTCTGTAAGTTAAACGGAACTGTCTTTAAATGTGAGGGCCTGGATGAGGCAGAAAAGATTAAGGGATTTAGTGAGATTTCTGATGTTCTATTGGAGGAGGCAACAGAATTTTCACTTGAAGATTTTGAGTTGATTGATGGAACAGTTCGCTCAATCAGATACTCTCTACCCTTACAGATTTATTTAGCTTTTAACCCAGTAGCTAAAACAAACTGGGTTTATAAGAGATGGGGGTTTGATACTGGTATTGTTCCCCCTAATACATTTATTAAGAAAACAACCTATTTAGATAATCCTTATTTATCAAAGGATTATTTATTAAGAATGGAACAAATGAGACTAACAAACCCAACCAGATGGAAAATTGAGGCTTTGGGCGATTTTGTTAGTTTGGATAGGTTGATTTTCCAAAATTATAAGGTTGAGGAGTTTAATGTTGCTGATATACAAGGCCAGTTAGTTGTAGGAATGGACTTTGGTTTTATTACTGACCCAACCGCAATAGTGGCAAGTATAGTCAATGAGGACAACAAAACGATTCATATATTTAAAGAATGGGGAGGCCAGGGAAAGACTAACCAGGAACTTATAGAGGTAATTAAAGGGTTAGGCTTTTCTAAATCTGTAATTATAGCAGACTCCGCAGAACCCAAGAGTATAGAAGAAATTAAAAGAGGCGGGATTATTAAGATTAGACCTTGTGTAAAAGGCCCAGACTCAATAATTCACGGCCTACAAAAGTTAATGAACTATACAATAATAGTCCATCCTTGTTGTCAGGGGATTATTACAGAGTTTGAGAATTACAGTTGGCAGAAAGACAAACAGACTGGGGAGTATATCAATAAACCTATTGACTCCTGGAACCATTACACTGACTCACTCAGATATTCCATACAAGGACTGTCTGTAAAGTTGAAGAGTGTAAGTAAAAATCTTTTTTGAGGAGGTTGTTAAATGTTTAGTATTGAAAAAGATAATTTATACCAATGGGACTCTAATATTGAGATTACTGTTGGTAATGATGACATTAAACAGATTCATTTTTGTAATAAGACTGATGAATGTAGTTTAGTTGTAGATGTAGTAGAAAGAAAATGTATTATCCCCAATATTCTTTTAACCCAGTCAATGCCTATTCAGGTTTATGCCTATGATGGAGAAAAGACTTTATATAGTAAGAAATATAATGTCAAACCCAGGAGTAAGCCCGCTGATTACATTTATACAGAAACAGAGGTAATTGATTGGAGAGAGACAGTGGGTGAGATTGAGACTTGCCTGGATAAGATTATTGATATTGAGTTTGAGATTTTAGGTATTCCCAACTATGAGAACCCAATTACTTTCTATTTAGATGGAACTGCTTATGTAGCTGATGAAGGAATGACTTGGGAAGAGTTATGTAATAGTCCTTTCTGTCCTACTATTTGGCAAGATTGTTGTAGGGTTGAAAATAAACTGTTCTTTTGCTATGAAGGTGAAGAAGATTACCAGGTTTATGTTGATAACTGTTGTGGCCCTCCTTATTACTTGGAGTTAGATGGAAACTATGTATTAAAGCAAGAAACCATTATTCCAGAAGGACATTATCAATCTATTCAGTAAGGAGGATTAAGTTATGAGTATAGCAGATAAATTAATTCAAATTACAGAGAATCTAAAAAAGATTTATGATAAGGGTTTCCAAGATGGTTCCCAAGGTAGTTCTGATGGAGAATATTCAGATGGCTATAACCAGGGTTATTCAGAAGGTTGGGACAGTGGTTATTGGGCTGGCTATGATGAAGGTTATATGGCTGGCTCTGGTGATATGGGTGAAGGAGACAGAGAATATTATAACTGTCCTAATTGTGGCTCTGATTTTGATATTGGAATTGGTGAGCCTCAAATCTGTCCTCACTGTGAAACTGATTTGGGTGAATGGTGGGATGGCACTCCCGAATACACTTGCCGTAATTGCGGAACTTATTTTAGAACAGATGGCCCCCCAATTTGCCCTGATTGTGGAGTAAATCAAGATGAATGGTATGAAGATATGCCCTCTTTCACTTGCCCCAACTGTGGTGAGACTGTTTATACAGAAGGACCCCCAATTTGCCCTCACTGTGGAACAGATGCCGACCAGTGGTATGAGGAAAATTATGATAGTTATACTTGTCAAAATTGTGAAGAATATTTCTCTGTTGAGAAAGGTGGGCCCCCAGTTTGTCCTAATTGTGGCCACCAACAAGAAGATGAATAAGAGGAGGTTGATTAAATGATTTGTATTGGAAAAAATGAAGAACTAACTACTGACCTATTACAGAAGATGATTAACCATTTTAATACCTCTGTTAGACCTAAATTGGCAAGCTATAAAAACTATTATGATGGTATTCAGGCAATCTTAGACAAGAGTTATTCAGACTCTTCTAAACCTTGTAATAAGTCAGTTATTAACTATTGTAAGAACATTGTGGATATTTATTGTGGATATTTGGCTACTCCTGGTTGTATTAGTTATTCCAGTAGTGATGATATTGAGGAGATTATGAATATCCTTAAATACAATGATTATCAATCAGAGGACAGTGATTTCTTATTGGACTCTCTGGTTTATGGTGTAGCTAATGAATTGATGTATATGGATTCAATGAGCCAGGTAAGATTTAGAATGATTAGTCCATTACAGTCTTTTGGTATTTTTGATGATTCATTAACAGAGGACTTACTATACTTTGTCCGTATGTATAAAAGAAACTACTGGGGTAATGATAATACCTACTGTGTTGATGTTTATACAGATAACTTGATTAAACATTACACAATGAGTGGAACCAATGGATTCTTAACTTATATAGGTGAAGAACCACATTATTTCGGCCAATGTCCTGCTAATGTATTCTATTTACCAGATGAGAAGAGTATTTTTGATTGTATTCAGTCCCTACAAGACTCCTATAATGAGTTGATTAGTAGTGAGATTGATGATTACCAGGCTTTTTGTGATGCTTATTTGTGCTTAGAGGCCGTTGATGCTGATGATGAAGATATAGCCTCTATGAAACAGAATAGGGTTATGTTGCTACCCCAGGGAGCAAAGTCTTATTACTTAACAAAGGGTTCCAATGACGCACAAGTTGAGAATATGTTAAAGAGACTACAAGATTCTATTTATAAAATAGCTCAATGCCCTGACTTTTCAAGTGAGAGTTTTGTTGGTGGAGTTTCCTCTGGTATTGCTATTAAGTATAGACTGACTGGTATTGAGACCAGGGCGGGCAAGATTGAGGGAGAAATGAAAAAGGCCCTCCAAAGACGAGTAGAGATTATTTGTGGAATGGCTACTCTAAAACTGGGTGAAGAGATTTTTAGAGACATTCAGATTGATTTTAAGAGAAACATTCCAGAAGATATTACTCAGACTATTAACCTAATTAATAGTTTAAAGGGTTCTGTTAGTGATGAAACCTTACTGGCCCAACTGCCTTTTATTAGTGATGTTAATACAGAATTAGAGAAAGTCCAAAAGCAAAAATTAGATAATATGTCTCTTTACTCTTTTGGAACTCCTACTGATACAGAGGAAGATGAGTAATGTATTGGCAAGATAGACTCTTAAAGAGTCAGGAACTTATTACTAATAGAGGTATTAAGAAAACAGAGGCCCAGTTAAAGAAATATTATAGGAACTGTATGGAGAGGACTATTCAAGATTTTACTGATACATATAACAAGATTATGTTGAGAGTAGAGGACGGACACCAACCATCTCCCGCAGACCTATATAAATTAGATAAGTATTGGCAAGCCCAGGCACAACTTAAAAGGGAGTTGAACCTTCTGGGGGACAAACAGATTGCTCTATTGTCTAAACAGTTTGAGACTAACTTTTTTGATATTTACTACTCTTGGAGTTTGCCTGGTTCAAAGTCTTTCCAAAGTGTTGAACCTTCCCTGGTAAGACAGATGATTAATCAAGTTTGGTGTAGTGATGGTAAGACTTGGAGCCAAAGAGTCTGGACTAATACAGAGAGATTGGCCCAGACCCTAAATGATGAATTAATACATTGTGTAGCTACTGGAAAGAAAACAACAGAATTAAAGCAAGTATTACAACAGAGATTCAATGTTTCCTATTCCCAGGCTGATACTCTGGTTAGAACAGAGATGGCCCATATTCAAACCCAGGCCTCAGTTCAGAGGTATAAAGACTCAGGGCTTGAATTTTATGAGATTAAGGGTAATGAGAATGATACTTGCGGACAGAAGGAACCTGACTGTCATAAGTTGGATGGAGAAAAGTTCAGATATACAGAAATGGTGGTTGGTGTTAATTGCCCTCCATTCCATCCTAATTGTAGATGTTGTATCTTGCCAGTCATTGACTAAAAAATTTTTTAAAAGTTTAACCCAATTCCTTTAAGGGGATTGAGTGAAAACTTACATATTATTGAGGGCCTTTTGGATAGGGGTTAGGCGTTAAAGAAACAACTAAATATTTTTTAAAAGGGCCAGGTTAACATAACACTGGAACTTATGGAGGATTTTACTATGGAAACTGAAAACATTGTTAACAATGAGGGTAATGAAACCCAAGTAAATGAAGAGGTAAAGACTTATACCCAGGAAGAGGTTTTGGCTTTACTACAAAGTGAGACTGATAAGAGAGTTTCACAAGCATTAAAAACACAACAGAAAAAATTTGATAAACAGTTGTCTTTATCTAAGTTGGATGGAGATGAACGGATTAAGGCTGAGAAGGATAATCGTATTGCGGAACTGGAACAGTTAGTTAGTGAGATGAATATTGAACGCAATAAATCAGAGTTGAAGAGTGTTCTTTCAAGCCGTGGCCTAAGTGCTGAGTTTGCTGACATTATCAATATTAGTGATGATATTGAGATGTCCCAGGCCAACATTGATAAGTTAGATAGACTGTTTAAACAAGCGGTTAAGTTAGAGGTAGAGAAGAGACTACAAGGAACCGCTCCCAAGGGTAATGGTGGTATTACCACTAAGGAAATTACCAAAGAGTCCGCTAAGAAAATGACTATTGCGGAAATGAGTGCTCTGGCAAAGAATGACCCAGAGACTTATAACAGATTATTTAATAATTAAGGAGGCTATTTATTATGGCACATACTATTTTTGAAAATAAGGTTATTGAGGCAAAGGCCACTGACCTTTTAACTACTGCTATTAATACTCGCAATTTAATGACTATTGATAACTCCCTGGCTGAGGCTGAGGGTATGACTAAGGTTGTTAATACCTACACCTACACTGGTTCTGTTGAGAAACTGGCTGATGGTGCTAAGAACTCCACTCGTGGTGCTCTGGCTTTTGTTCCTCACGAATATAAGGTTGCTCGTGCTCAACATACTTTTGACTACACTGATTCTCAGTTTATGACTGACAACAATGTTGTTGATATGTCTATTAAGGGTGCTAATGAGATTATGACTAACCAGATGACCTCTGACTTCTATGTTGAGTGTGCTAAGTGCTCTAATGAAATTATGTTAGATGGTTGGACTCATTTTGGTTATGACACCATTGTTGATGCTATTGCTAAGGTTGGCCTGGAAAATGAAACTAATTTGTTTGTTGTTATTCCAGTTGAGTGGAAGGCAGTGTTGCGTAAGGATGAGGACTACAAAAACGCTCGTATGGGTGAGGTAGTTTATGGAGGCCAGGTAGGCACTGTTGCGGGTATTCCTGTAATCGCTACTAAGGCTCTTGATAACCAGGCATTTGTTATGACTAATGAGGCAGTTAAACTGTTTATGAAGAAAGAGGTTGAGGTAGAACAAGACCGTGATGTTGAGACTAAGACTAACACCATTGTTCTTTCCTCTTATTATGTTTGTGCTCTTGCTGATGATAGCAAGATTTGCCGTATCAATAACGAAGGCCCTGCTTTTGGTGAAGAATAATAAGGGTTAATTCTCCCTATAAAGGGGTTGGTAATAACTGACCCCTACCCTAATAAATTGGAGGATTTACTATGATTGAAGAGATTAAACTTTTATTAGGTGAGGCCTCTTCCAATTTTACAGACCCACAGATTGCCCTTGCCTATAAGATGGCACTGGCAGAGGTTGAGGCTTACTGTAATAGGGAGGCCGACACCATTTTAGAACTTATGGCTGAGAAGATAGCAGTTATTAAGTTAAATAGAATCAATACAGAAGGATTGACCTCTCAGAGTTTATCTGGTGTTAGTGAGTCCTACTTGGATGGCTACCCTATGGAGATTATTTCTGTATTGAACTCAAAGAGAAAAATTAAGGTGGTGGGTTAAGTTGATTAGTTGTGATTTCAGACTATATAACTTTTCC